CATGCCGTCAACTCGTACAAAAAGTGCATTTTGAAAGTGTTTTTCAGGTCGGGCTACATAAGGAGGTGAATTTTACGATGGCAAGACAAGTTAAATTAACAACTAACCCTAGTGACCGTAAAGATCAAAGGGAACGTACTAAGAATTTAATTGAGGCGTCTAAAGACATGCCAACAATACAGAAATCACCTCCACGATACTTAAAAGGCACCGCACGTACAGCGTGGAAAACTATTGTACCAGCGCTTTTGGAAACTGGATATGTTAAAGCATCAGACCAGGGCATAATTGAAGCTCTTTGCGTTCAAATAGGTGTTTATCGTGAAGCCTATGATGAGGTGGTTAAGCATGGCATACAGCAAGTTATTTATAAACCAGTGCAAGACAGTTCGGGCAAAATACTTGAACATAGTTTTCAAGGCTATAAGAAAAATCCAGCGGTTGCCACCCTAGACAGTGCAACAGCTAAAATTAAAACTCTCTCTGAAAGTTTGGGGTTGACACCAGCAGCAAGAGCGCAGTTGTTAAATATCTCTGATAACGACAAAGATTCGCCTTCACTTGCTGATATGAAGTCAATGTTCGGAGGCTGATAATTTTGATAGATAAAAAGTATGATTCAGTTATTCAATATTATAACGATGGTGCCATGCAGTATTGTGTGGACGTTTTAGAAGATAAAATTTTGGCTGGTGAGTTAATCAAGCTTGCTTGTAAACGACATCTAAACGACTTGTGGCGCATTCAAAATGATTCTGAGTTTCATTATACCTATTCCACACAAAGGGCACAGGGAATGCTTAATTTCAGCGAGTTAGTGCCCGATGTTTCGAGCGGTAAGCCAATGAAATTAGCACGTTTTCAAATATTTTTGCTCTCTATGCTTGAGGGATGGCGCGATACTCGTACCGATGGTTCGCGTTTTAAATTTAGCTATGTTTCTATGGCACGTACAAATGGAAAGACACAGTTGTCAAGTTACCTAGCCTTACACGATTTTTTATTAGGGACACCCGCAACATCTCGACAAGTCGTTATTGCCTCAAACAATAACGATCAGGTGCGTCAATTGTATGGTTATATTAGACTAGCGTGGAAGAAACTAAGCGAAACAAAATGGTTTTCAGCTTTTAAAAATGCCGTAACGGATAACTTCAATGAAATGCGTATTCAAGAACAAAATACGCGGTTAATTAAACTTTCTGCTGAAAGTTTGGGCGGTGATTCGATTCATGCCACAACTTTAATCTTTGATGAGTTTCATTTACAGAAAGATAATGAGTTTATGAACACGTTAACTTCTGGAAATATTCAAAATCCAGATAGCAAAGTTATTATTATATCCACAGCGGGGACAAACCCCAACGCGCCGATGAGAGAACAGTATACTTCTTACTCAGAAGCGTTAAGAAAAGGTAATTTAAACGATCAAACTTTATTTTTATGCTGGGAACAAGATACGGATGAAGAAGCCTTTAAGCCGGATACATGGATAAAGAGTAATCCACTAATGGAATTACCTGTTATGCAAAAAAACTTATCCGCGGGGCTTTTTACAGAACGAGAACAGCAAATTGCTGAGGGAACTTTACCACAATTTCAAGTTAAAAATATGAATCGCTGGCAAAATGCCCAGAAAAACGCTTATATTCCACTTGATTTGATTGATAGCTCAATCATAAAAGACTTTGACTTGCGAAATAGGGATGTATATCTTGGCATGGACTTGTCACTTAACAATGATGATACTTCACTAGCGGCTTTAATACCGTACGAAAATGGCAAATTCTTTATATGGCAACATTCTTTTATACCTACACGCATTGCGGGCAGTATTGAAGCCAAAGAAAAGCAAGATCAAATAAATTATCGCGAAGCAGAGCGTGAGGGGTATGCTACAGTGACTACTTCACGATTTGGCACAATAAATCAAGACCAAGTTTTCAGATATATGCTTGAAATAGTTGATAAATATCATTGGAATGTTCTGGGTTTTGGTTATGATGCATGGAACGCAGGTTCATTTGTTCGCTCTTTGGAAGACTTGCATTCAGATGACTGGAAATTATTCCCTATTCGACAGGGTGCACGAAGCTTATCCGAGCCGACTAAATGGCTACAGGATACTTTCAACGATCACAAAATAAAAATGTATGATGATCGAGTGTTAAGAGCTGGTTTATCTAACGCAATCATAGACGCGAAAGATAATCAGATGTTAATTGATAAAAATATTGGCAGTAAAAAAATTGATATGGTTGATGCGTTAATCGACGCTTGTTATCAAGGTATGTGGCACTTTACAGGCTATACCAACGAGCAAATTGACAAGAAAAGTCCGTTTGCTGGTATGAGCAATCAAGAAATCAACGATCATTTTAAAAATGATTTTAGCTTTGGATAGGACAGAAGGTAGATGATAAATAAAATGAAAAAGCTAGGTAAGTTATTAACTGATAATCTTTCATTCATATTTGTACTATTAGGGTTGTGTAGCTTTTGTTACGCAGCCTTTTTATTTACAGCAGTTGCAGGCTTTATTGTGGCTGGCATTGCGCTAGGTTTAGTCGCCTATATTATTGCACCTGAACAGCAATGAAAGGTGGTGATCCCACATCTAATAAATTAAGGGAGGTGAGGCTTTATTAACCCGTTTCGTAAGTTTCAAAAAAGAGATGTAACACTTAATCCAGGTGGTTACAGTCCTTTTATCATTGGCACAGATGGCAAGGTTATAACCGCTAATACTGTTAATGCCGATACAGCACTACAAAATTCGGATATTTTTGCAGTCATTAATTTGATTGCTAGTGACATTTCGGCGTGTGACTTTGTAGTTGCGCAACCATTTAAAAACGTATTGGAAAATCCCAATAATCTAATGAATGAGTACAGCTTTTGGCAATCTGTGGTGGCACAATTATGTTTAGCGGGTAATGCATACGTAAGTATTAAACGCAATAGTAGTGGCATTCCTGAAAAACTGGAACAAATACCGATCAACCAAGTACAAATTACGCTGTTAGATGATAGCAAGGATATAACGTACACGGTACATTATACTGACGGTAGGGATGAGAAAGTATTTAAGTCGGCTGATATGCTGCACTTTAAACTGTTCGTTACTGGGCAAGAGCATACACAATATGTGGGAGTTAGTCCACTGGATAGCCTTGTAGAAGAAATGAATTTGCATGATTACAGCAATAAGATGACACTAGCAATGCTTAAAAACGCAATTGCACCCAACTACACGCTGACTGTTCCTGAGGGTATTTTAGATAAAGATTCCAAGGAAAACATCCGGACACAGTTTGAGCAAGCCAACAGTGGCAGTAATGCAGGACGTGCAATCGTACTAGATCAAGGCTTAGAGTTGAAACCAATGCAAATTAGCCCTGATGTTGCTAAATTGTTAAGTAATACAACGTTTTCACAAACGCAAATCGCTAAAGCGTTCGGCATTTCTGATAGTTATTTAAACGGCACCGGCGATGAACAGTCAAGTATTAAGATGATACGTTCATTGTTTGTTGATTCATTGGGACCTTATATGCAGGCGTTGACTTCTGAATTAACAATGAAGTTTGGAGTGCCCGTTAAATTAGATATTGAAAGCGCAATTGACATTGATAATACAGGTTTGATTAACCAGATGGTTAGCTTGACAAACAGCAGTAACCCTGTCTTGTCAGGCGCGCAAGCACGGAGGATATTAGCAGTTAAGGGTGTCTTTGATTCCAAGATACTAGCACAAGACCCACCTTCACCACAATTGAAGGGAGGTGAAAGCAACGACAAACAACAATCTGGAAATCAGAGCAACGGTGGACAAAATACGTAGTGTGGAGGGCGATAACCACAGGATTCAAGGTGTGGCGATTGTTTATAATAAGCCTTCCCAAGATATGGGGTTTATTGAATATGTAATGCCAGATGCACTAGAAGGAGTTGACTTAAGCCAGCTCCTTTTATTGTATAGTCACGATTATCAAAACGTACTGGCAAGCATTCAGTCAGGCACCTTAAAGATTGACAACCGACCGGATGGCTTGCATTTTGTAGCTGAGTTGCCAAACACAAGCTTAGGCAATGATGTTGCTGAATTAGTTAGCACACAACGTGTTGGCGGTATGAGTTTCGGTTTCAAAATTGCCGATGGTGGCGATCAATGGCAGCAAAAAAATGGCACTGCTATTCACATTATCAATCAAATTGAGGCAATGAGTGAAATCAGTATTACACCAATCCCAGCATATCAGGAAACACAAGTATCAACACAAGTCCAACGTAGCTTAGAAAATTTTTTAAAGAGGAGTGATAACAGTATGGCAGACGACAAAGAAGCAAAACAGTTTGATACCGAAGCATTGGTTAATAAATTAGTCGATGTTTTGGGCAGTGCTTTGGGCGCTAAACAAGAGCCAGCAGATACCGAGCCTGAAGAAGATCGAGCTGCTAAAAAAGCAACTAATCCAGGAGTAACAGTATCACAACCAGGTGGAGCAGCAAAGAAAAAAGGCGCAAAAACAAATCCTGGGGTAACGGTGACACCGCAACCAGGGCAAAAGAAACGAGACGATGAAGACGTTGTCCCTGATGATGATGGTTCGGAAGTAATCGACACGGGAGACGGCGGCGATGATGTAGTGCCTGATGATAGTGGTGCGGAAGAATTACCTGTAGATGATAACGAGGAGAACGCCGCTAAGAAACCACAACAGGGCTCACAACAACAGCAAGGTAAAGAACAGCAAGCTGTACAAGCAACAACAACTACTACACAAGTACCACAACAACAAAAGAGGAGTGATAGCAATATGGCAAAAGACATTACACCAGAAAACAAGGTAGATGAACAAAAACGCAGTTTTGAAGAGTATTTAAAGAAAGGGCAAGTAACTCGAGCCGTAGGTGATGGGGGTATCGTCTTAGAAGACGGCTCTGTTCTAATTCCTGAGGACATTCTCAACCCTGAACACGAAAAATACCAATTTCCACGGTTGGGATCATTAGTTCGTAACGTGTCCGTTAAGCATACAACAGGTAAATTGCCAGTGTTTTACCCAGGTAAAGGCATTTTGTCTGAACATGCAGAATATGCACAATCAGACCGCCATGCGATTCCTGAAATCAAACCAATCAATTGGGATTTAGCAACATATACAGGCTCTTACGTATATTCACAAGACTTGCTTTCTGACAGTGATTACAACTGGGAATCAGAATTACAGCAACGCTTGATTGAATTGCGTGACAACACTAACGATGCACAGATTATTAATGCCTTGACAAAAGATATTGAAAAGGTTGCTTATGAAGACAAACTGGCAGACGATGGCAAACTTATTGAAAGTGGCCTTGTGCATGAGATCAAACAAGCTCTTGACGTAAAATTGCAGCCACAAGACTCGCAACAGGCTAGCATTGTAGTTTCACAATCTGCCTTTGCAGCACTTGACGATTTAAACGATGGTTTCGGACGCCCATTGATTCAACCAGACTTAACTAAGGACGCAGGCCAACGCTTGTTAGGTAAACAATTAGTAGTCGTACCTGACGAATTATTCCCAGATGCAAAAGTTGGCGATGTAAATATTGTTGTCGCACCTTTGCAAAAAGCGGTTATCAATTTCAAGAATAACGAAATCACTGGTAAATTCATGGACAGTTACGATATTTGGTATCGTATTCTTGGCATTTACATGCGCCAAGATGTTGTTCAAGCACGTCCCGACTTGATTGTTTATATCGGTGACGCAAGTGAAGCAACTACCACAAGCACAACGACAACTACGACGGCGGGCTAGTTAGATGAAGGTTATTCTTTGTCAGCCACAAATTAAGCGTTTCAAGTGGGAGCTAGAAGTTTTGTTGACTAACTTAAAAAGCTTTGGTTTTCCACTGAAAGACGTAGTTTTGTTGTTTGCTGGTAATTCTAATGCTTATGAGGCGTATTTTAAGCGTTCGTTTGGTGTTGAAGCACACACTTATTCAGACAATCGCAATGACAAGTCGTATATACCGAGCATTAAGCCTTATTTATGGTGGCAATTCTTGCAAGAGGACGGCAGCCGTGAACACGAGGTTTATTTTTATTGTGATAGCGATGTGATTTTTCGTGAATTACCCGACTTCAATAGTTTAGGCGTCACTGATAAGTATTGGCAGTGTTCTGAAACATTAGGTTACACCAATTACGACTATCTAACCTCACGTCCATATGGTGAAGAGATTGTACAGCATATGGCGCAGATAACGGGGGTGTCACTCGATAGTATTGAGCAAGCTAATGATGGACAAGGTGGCGCACAATGGCTTATGTGCAACCCTAAAGCTGACTATTGGCATGATGTGTATACGGTAAGCAACGAATTTTATCATTACTTTAAATCAATACCCGACAAAACAAACGACAATCCTAAACTTGATGGTGGATTGCAGATATGGTGTGCTGAAATGTACGCTCAAC